ACTACAATACCCAAGGGTCCGCCCAGCATTGCCAGGATACGTCCACCGATAGCGGTCAAGCCGACAATGGCACGGGTCAACAGGCTGGTAGCCACACTGGCTGCTGAAGCGGCTGCAGCAGAGGCGGCTGTCGCCGTCGTAAGAGACGCTGTCGCGACAGCCGCCGCTTCGCTTGCGACTGCACGGGTGCCAAGCGCTGCAGACAATCGTGCTTCCGCTGCCGTATGTGCAGCAACGGCAGCCGCCGCTTTCACATCTAACGCAGCCTTACCGCTGAGCCCTGTGGCCGCTGCTGCAAGTGCAGCTGTTCGGCGCACCTCGGCGGCAGTGGCAGCTACATCCGCTTCGGCCGAAATCACCGCAGCACGTGCTTTCTCAAGCTCTGCTACAGAGGCGGTCTTGGCGGCAACGGCAGCACCCTCATCAGCCAGCGCTTTTTGCATGGCTGCTGTGGCTGCTGCCTTTTGCATGGCTATATTCTTGATACCCTCCGAGGTCATTGCTGTGAGCGAGGCCACGACACGACCAGCCGTCAAAACAAGCGCAGTTTCGAGAGCAGCATCAACGATATCCAGATTGTCGGAGAGTACGTCCAGAAGGTCGGCCAAGTCGGTAATGACGGTCGATACAGCTTCACCCGCACCGGTACCGCTGGACAACGTACCCACCAACCGGGTGAATGCGGTATCAAACTCCGTTGCAGCCTGTGCAATGGTCTTGACGCGTGTTTCGAACTGCTCATCGACACTGGCCGCTGCTGCGCTCAAGGCATTGACAAGCACATCAGCGGTCAGCTCGCCTTCATTCGCCATTTCACGCAGCTTACCGATATCGACGTTCAGCCCTTCGGCCAGTGCCAACGCCAAGCCTGGGGCCTGTTCCATGACCGAGTTGAATTCTTCGCCACGCAGCACACCAGAAGCCAGCCCTTGACCAAACTGGACCAAGGCCGCTTCAGCGCTGGCGGCCGAGCCACCGGAAATGGCAATTGCCTTGCTGACAGTTTCCGTCAGACGTGCTGATTGCTGCTGGGTAATATTCAGCCGCTCGGCATTTTGAGTGAAACGCTGATATACAGCGGCAGTGGAGTCCAGCTGCTGGCTGGTAGCGCGTGCAATTTGATAGACGTCTGCAGATGACTGCGACAGGGCCGCTTGAGTGTTGGTCACCAGACGGAGCCGGTTTTCATAGGCAGTCCAGGCATCGCTGGCCTGGGTGATCTGCGCCAAGCCAAAGCCGGCAGCTACGGTAAGTGTTACCGCTCTCACCGATGCAGCAAGGGCGGTCATCCCACCGCCAAGCTGCTGTGTATTGCTCTGAAGTTGATGAGTGGCGCTGGTTGCTGACTGAACCGCCGTATCGTATTCCCGCGTTGCACCTGTAGCACGCTGCATATTGGTTGCAGCCGAGGTGCCCAGTACGCCGATGCCACCCGCTGCCGAGCGACTGGCACTGCCGGCAGAACCGGCACTGGCTGTGGTCTCATCCAGCGCCGCATCCAGCTGACCGATCTGTCGGATCGCCTGTTGCAGGTCGGCTTTAATACGGAGTGCGAGTTCGAGATCTTTATTGGCCATAACATCACCTGAGAGATATAGGTGATGGTGGCATTGATCAGGCGGGGCGTAATTTGAACGGGGGCAAAAAGTGCTGTGCCGGAGATCAGATTTCTACGATGTCAATCCCGAACTTACCCGCTGACGGTATAGCTTGAAGCAGCCTTACAGGCGTCGGCCTTCGTTGAATCCAGTCGCAGATCTGCTGCTTATGTTCACTTGAAATTCGACTCCCCAAAATAACGCTTTTAAGCAGGTGTGGCGAATATTCGTATAGCCCTGGTCCCTCTGTACCGACAATGCGCCACTCTTTTTCGTATGCCCACTCCTCGAATTTGGTCAGAAAGGTTAGGTCAAATTGTTCCATCGAAGATGTGTCGTAAAAGTTGATGTCCGGACGAACCTTAGAGTACTTGACCTGCTGCGCTTCAATAAATATCGAGTCGATATCGGTTACGTCGAACTCCAGGCAGTAGCCACTATGCTGGTCTGCATAATGAGTCCACATTAACATCTCGACGGGAGTCTCAGCCATAGAGTAAATACCCGTTCGATTTCGAGCCATATCTAGCATTGCGCTGCCGAAATTTCGCCATGTCTCAGGTTTCCGATGGTGCCCCCGCAAATAGATCTCAGTCGCTTCAGCTTCTGCAGAAATCCGTGTTTTATTTGGATTTTGGTTGAGGAGGATACGTACAAACGAGTCCATGATCTTATCTTTATCATGAATGAAGGTGTAATTGGGGGAACACTCGTAAGGGTCGTTCAGCATTGCTGCCGCAGAAAAATAAAGGGAAGAACCTGTGAACAGAGCTTCACTGAACTCGTTGACCCGTCCATATTTGTAGAGGCGCTCCACGCTCATCGATCTCTCCCTGTCTGCTGTGAGAATGGATCGATAGTTTACCTCAGCGTGGAGCAAATCTCCGAATCTTGACTTCTTATTTCCTCAACTCCTTCAGCAGTTTCTTGGCACCATCGCCACCACACATGGCCAGGTTGGTATCGACCAACCGATCGGCACGCTTGCGACGTTCTCGGCGCTGGGCGGCGTTGTGGTGAAGGATCAACTGGCGTTCGGTGTAGCGGCCGATGCGGTCGACGTCGTGTCCGTTGGCGATGAGGTCGGCATAGATGTCGGCCCAGCGGAGGCCTGAACGGCTTTTCGCTGCGCTTCCAGCAGATCCGTTATCGCCCGCGTCTGCAGCGCACGCACGAAAAAAGGGCCGTTCACACCCCACCAGGTCATCAGCAATGCCTGACCGTCTGCATCGTTGAGCTTCTCGATCCAGGCTCGTTCTACATCAGCGGCCGTGGCCACCAGCTGCAGCACGGCATCAAGGTGTTCGGCCACGGCGTTGATCACCGCTTCGGTGCTCAAACCGCCAGACCGGAACAGCTCGCCCAGGCTGTCGATAAACGGCTGGGCGATCGGTCGGATCTTCAAACCTTCTACAAAACCGTATTCCCGCACCGTGATCAGCTCACCCTGAATACGCAGCTGGCGTTCAGGGTTGAGGATCTCCAGATCATCCTGGTGATCCTCAACCGGCTGCGGCTTTTCAATCAGCCGAGCCATCAGGCAGCCCCCGGCATCAGCATACGGCCATAGCCGCCCAGCTCGGGATCGGGCTCATTGTGGGTATCGTTCAACAGGGTGCCGCCCACTTCCAGGCCGCTCAGGGTGGTGGCGTGAAAATCAATTTCATTCGCCATGTTGAACTTCGCCCGGTACAGCTCGACACGTGCATGGTCGTTGGCGCCATCCACGGTGTTTTCGGCCACCACGATCAGGTAACGCACAATGGAGGTCTCGGTGGCGATCGCAATGTCCTTGCGCGCTCCGTAGTCATAGGCCGCATTGAACGGCTGCACAAGGGCCGCCGGGTCGAGGATCTCGATCATGCCGCCCTTGGCATTTTCGATGCGGTAATGGGTGCCTTCAGTCAGTGTGACCGGCACGGCATCAGAGTCTTCCAGTACGGCATTGCTGATATCGACCTCATCCAGAGCCACGAAGTTACCGGCCACCAGATCCGCAGGCAGGACTTCACCGGTAACGCTGCCTGAGGCCACGGTATTCACTGCGCCGCCCAGACCGATGGCAAAGTTCTCCGGTTCACCGTGGTTGAAGGTCAGAGTAAACGTACCCTCAACACCGGTTTGCATGGTCGCACTGGTACGGCGCTGGCCGGAGTAGGACTCCTGGCGTTTCTCTTCATTGGCGGTGAACTGTGCCTTCAACAGCGCATCACCCACCCAGCGGGCAGACTTGGGCTTGCCGTTCACGTTTTCCGCCAGGAACACTTTGCCCTGCAGTGAAAAGTCTTTCATTGGTTACCCCCTTAGCCCTTGGCTTTCGTGGTGGTTGCCTTGGCCGGTTCCGGGCTCTCGGCGGCGATGATGCCACGCTTGATCAAGAACGCCCGCTGCGAGGCGGTGACCTGAATCTTCGCGTCTTTCTTCAGTCGTTTTCCGTTGTGGGTATGATCCTTCAAGAGGACCACTTCAACGGTTGCGGGTGTGGGTTTCGGGGTGCTCATGCGGTGCCTCCGAGGTAATGAGTGGTAGTGAACACATCGATCCAGAGCAATGTGTTGGCGTCGTACTCCATCACGTCGCCCTGGAGCCAGGTAATCGGTTGAATCGGTTTGCCGGGTGTCCAGCCAATCAATGCGGTGCGCACGGCACCAATCAACGGCCGCATTTCCTGCATCACTTCGTCGCCGGTTCGCCCTCTGGCGTTGCGGGATACGGTGATGACACCGAAGGTACAAAGCGCCTGGTTGACGCCCCGGCGCCGGTTGCCTTCCGGGCTATCGGGTGAATTCGGGTTACGCTCTGCTGCCAGCACTACATAGGCGCTGCCGGGACGATAGTCGCGTATGCTTTTGACCGCGCCGTATTCGGCTGCACCACCCACGCCACCAATCAAGCCAGGCACTTGGTCGCGCAGGCGTTGCTGTATGGGAGTGGTGTCGAGGGGTTCATTCATTAGAAGTCCCTCATGGTTTCGCGGGTGAATTGCCGCTCAGGTGACGACCAGTCAGGCGATCCCGTTCCCGCCGGAGCACTGGTATCATCGGCGCCCAGGCTGAACTTGCCATCTGCGGTCAGTTGCAGCAGCCGCATGGCATCGTTGTAATCGCGCACGATGGGGTCATCCTTGCTGTCGCCAATACGGTCCTTGTGCAGCATGTAGCGCAGAATGGCACGCGCCCAGGTGGTCACGATCGGCGGCACCGGATTCAGCGGCAGGTAACCGCGCCGGGCCAGAAAACCATCGATCACCGACTTGGCATCTGCCATGGCATCTTCAATGGTGCCCAGCGCCTCATCGGCAACCTCGATTTCCTCGATTGACCAGGTCGAGCGATCGGCACCGGTCAGGGTTGCTTCCATCAGCTCGGAATCGACTACAGCCTCGTGCTCAGGAGTGGCAATCTGAGCCAGCTCTTGGGCACCGGGTCGCTTGGCGAGCTGGTCAGGGGTAATGTAACTCATGCATCCACCTGCACGGGTTCAGCCTTGATGGCTGCGATCAGCTCGGCCTTGCGCATGTCGGCATAGCCCTTGACCTCCAGATCCTTGGCCAGCGCTTTCAGCTCATCAACCTTCATATCGTCGAGGTCCATTTCGGTGCCATCCGGCTTGACCACGCCAGCCAGCGTGGCGGTCAGTTCCTGGACCAGTGCGCCGCTGTCTATCAGGGGCTGTATATCCTCGGCAGCGGCTTCGACATGGCCTTGCTTCAGGATCTCGCCCTTCCATTTCACAGGGCGCTCAATGCGGTAGCAGTTCATGGTTGCTCTCCAAAAAAGGGCCATCCGTTGGCGTACAGCTCCTGGGAAACCCTTAACCCACGTTCTGCAGCAGGTAACCAGCGTTCATACCGGTGAGTACCGGAATGCGCTCATACGTCACTGGATAGACCCAGCTCTTGGCGTTGTTGTCGTAGTAAGCCTGCTCGACGATGGGGTGACCCTCCATGGCGTAGGTATAGCCGTAGCTCGGCTCCTCCATGTTCGGGTCTTCAGTGGCAGGCACGTAGCCCAGTACCGCATCAGCCCCCCAAACCTGAGAGAATTTGCCCGCAGCATCTGAGGTCACGGCTCGGCCAACCTCAACCCGCTCCAGATCCAGCAGCGACGCGATCATCTCGGTCGTGATGGAGTCTTTGGATACGTACTTGAAGCGCTCCAGCACTTTGGCGTTTTCGCGGAAAGCAGCAAACCCCTTGCTCGACAGGATCAGAGTGTTGGCCTCCATTCCCGTGGTCTCACGGATCGCTTCCTGTCCAGTACGGATATCCTTGGCCGGGTTGTTGGCATCGTCGGTCCACTTCGCGGCAGACAGATCCACCTTGTGATCGACGTCGTAGCGGCTGGCGTCGCGTGCCAATGCCGCCTGCTCACGTTCCAGTGCCAGGCTGGCGATACTCATGGCGTTATTGACCGCACGCTGTCCCAAGTTAATACCCGGCACCTGACTGGCATCGCGCAGGTGCTCACGTGGCACTACGCCTTCCAAGGCGTCCTGAACCAGGGCAAACGGAGCACCCAGGTAACCAAATTGGACACGTTTGGTATTACTGCCCGGAGTACGGCGGATGTTGTACTCCATGAATGCTTCTTTGCCGAAGGTCAGCACTTGGCCGCCGCTGACACCCACGCTCACGCGTGGGAACAGGAACATGCCGACGTGGCGCTGGTGGCGATAACCGTTGGCATGGGTGGTCAGGATCGGATCGATGATACGTACTTGAGCGTTATTCATTTGTGACATGAGGAGCCTCCTTCATGGACTCGGGTTATTTCACCAGCAGGGCTTCGAATGCCTGACCGTCGACGGCATCCTGCAGCGCAATAGCTACCCGGACACCGGTGCTGAGCACGACCGCTTTACCTTCGGCCGCCACTTCTAAATCGGCGCCATCGCTAATTGCACCGCTGGCGATCACGGTGGTGGTGCCAAGCACATCCACCGGCAGGTCTTTTCCATCCAATGCATTGGTGCGTGCCACGCCTAAGGCTGCCGCACCGGCAGTGGCAGTCGCTCCGGTAGCGTCGACAAAAGTTTCGGCTGAAACGGTACCGCTAGCGGTACGCGTCAGGGTCAGCAGGGGCAAGGATTGAGACATGAGAGGCTCCTTCAGCTGACCGCAGCCAGCGCAGTGTTGTAGTCACATTGATGTTTGGCTTGGTAGGCCAGCGCTTTGTTGTGCAGCGCCAACCGCTCTGCATCGACCGTGTAGCCAGCCGGGGCCGCAAAGCTGGCGACACCCACCGCCTCTTCATCTTCGGCAGCGGACCGCTCGGCAAAGTCCACCTGCTGCGGCAGGCGCTGCAGGAATTCACGCAGCCACTCGTTACAAGGTTTGCTGACGGTGGTTTCGCCTTCAGCAAAGGAGACGGTGTCGCTGTCGGTCAGGCCCGCCATAAACGCCACCAATCCATCACGGTCACGCGGCAGCAGCTTGCCATCGTCCACCAGCCGATCCGCAAAAGACGCGACATCCTGCTGACGCCGGGCTTGCTCCTGGTCTTTGATCTTCCGTTCACGTTCGGCCAGATCGGCTTCACGGGACTGCAATGCCGTTTCACGTTCTGCAAAATCAGCTGTTGGTTTCAAAGCCATACTTTCCTCCTCGGGTTGTGCAAATGCGGCCTGGGAGACAGGCCCCTCGACCTCGGTTTCTCGGGCGGCTTCTTCATAAGAGGTAATCACCCAATCGGGAATGACCTTGTCGGCCACTTCTGAATCGCGACTTTCCAGCAGGTACTCCCGTACACCACGCATAAAACGTGTCAGCGCCCAAGAGCCGGCAGTCGTTCCGGGGGCTGCAAACTCCACCGTTACAATCTGGTCGGCGTCACCGGCGGCAAAGCTGGCGGGCTTTAACCCCTTAACGGATGGAGCCTGGGCTCCCAGAAACCCGACATGGCGCAGGTACCACACGCCGGGCTTGGGATTCTGGGGTGAGCTGGGGTGGTAGAAAGACGCACTGATGCGGGGAAAGCGGCCATCGTTCACCATTTCAGCAAACTGGGATTCGACCTGTTCAGGTTCGGCCCGCATAACCTCGCCATTCAACGACACCGCTTTTACCCAACCGTATGCGGGGTCATCCAGATCTGGGTGACCCACAACCAACGGGGCCGCGAACAAAGCCGGATCATAAGCCTCGACTGAAGCTTGAAGATCCGCCTCGCTGAATGTCAGTTTCTGGCCACTTACAGTGGTGTGATTGCCAGCCTTGAAGATTTCGAGTGCACTCACATGGCTACTCCGGCTTAGTTGGTTGAACTCGTTTTATCGGTGTGGCAGTTGCCAATGAGTTCAGCCTATAAGCGCATGCAGACCATGTAATTTGAACGGGGGCAAAACTTGCAGACGGGGTGTTTCAGCTCTGAAACAGTAAATGCAGGTCAGGACTGGCACGCAATCCTTTTTATAAAAGCGAAAATGGCCTTGTGACGGCCTTTTTGATGGCTGGTGGCAGTGGTTGTAGCCCTGTGCGCCTGTCAGGGGCTTAGAGAGGCGCTCAGGCGGTCGGTGGTATTATCGACTGGATACCGCCCTGGCGAGGTAATCACGCGCCATAGCCAGCAGATCGTTGTTATCCTCATCACTGGTTCCCAACCAGGGGCGTGCCGGGATCTTGGTTTTATGCGCACCGATGTTCGCGTTTTGGGCGAAGTCAGATTTTCCAGGTTTAACGAACCGGCTGCCAACAGACCCGTCCCGATTGCGCTTGAAGTACAGGGTGGTATCCCGTGCCTGATGTTGGATCTCGGCGCCAAACTGATGCACTGCACCGTAAGGGCGATCGGTACCAAAGGCCAGACCTTCGTCATCAATCACACCCCGCAACGTATTCATCAGGTAGCCGCGCAACACCAGAGTCTTGTCAGAATTCTGCTTCTTGCGCTCTCGGTACCGAGGCGAAAGTGGTGCCCAAGGCGTCCCATCGGGCGCACGCTGATCACTGAAACGCTTTCGATGGGTACGGGTCAGGTATTCACGAATGTTGGCCAGCAACGGCCGTGGGTTCTCCAGCGCCTCCAATGCCGTGGTTAATGAACGACTGGCAGACTGGTTGTTCAGCTCAATATCGATACGCGCACCGGCCATGGTTTTCTCCTATAATCGGGTTAACCGCGATGAATACGCCCCCGGCAATTGGGCCGCCAAGCATCGCGGGACCGCAGGTGCCGGCCTGCGGTCACTCCTCATCTCTGCTGTACAATCTGACACCCACCCGCATATCGTCGATGTCATGAGCATCGGGCTGAAACACGGTGATCCCGCTCCACCCATCGGCTGCAATCTCGAACACGGCCAACGCCGGCAAGATCTGATTCGGCAGGCTGAACTGGGCGATATAGCGGCGGCGAACAATGGCTTTCTTCTGGGCATGGTGCCATTCCAGGCGGACCCAGATCTCATCCGGATCGATCACGGCTTCAGCCAGCAGCGGCAAGTAGCGACCACGGCCACGCTTGTCGGCTTTCAAAGCGCCAGTGCGGCGATCGGTAAACAGATCCTTACCCATCACCAGGCGCTCATCAATCACGTCACGGAATACAGCAGGGCTATCCAGGTCGGCTCCAAACGGTTGCAGGAAGGCACGGGCGTACTCTTCCTGCGTCAACCCTTCGGGCAGCAGCTGGTCCGGAGTGGCCGGACGTGGCTCAGGCAATGGCGCATTGGGGCGGGTATTGGGCAAACCCTGGCCACCGGTTGAGCCTGAGACAGGTGGCTCCGGCCTTTCCGGGGGAATAGCACTCTGCAAACGGGCACGGCCGGGGGTGTACTCAAAGCCGGGATCGATCCCCTCGGGCACACGTACGGTGCGGGGACCGCTGGGGCTGCGCTGGCCGATCTCGACCGTCTGCCAGTTCTCAGCCGGGGCATCGCCCAACTTTAGCTGTTGTTGCTGGATGTCATACTCCGACAGGCCAGTGACATAACACTGGCAACCCCAGCCACCCGGCGGGAAGTGAGCCTTCCACCAGGGATTATCCGCTCTCAGGACGAGGTTATCCCAGGCCAAGTGGTGCTCACGCGGGTGGGTAACGGCGTCGTTATGGTGGTATTGCCAGTACGGTAGTGTGTCGCGGTCGTTCCACAACTGCTCGAACCGGCCCGCGTTGTAGCTGCTGAACAGGTTGGTCTCGTAGATCACACGGCTACGCCAGTTGCGACCGCCGTTATAATCCCAACCGTGTTTTGCAACGATGTTGTCAAAATCCTTGCGGAAGTCTTCCAGGGTGCCGCCGTCTGCGATCATGCGCTCGATAGACTCGCGGAAGTCGCCAACGATCGCATCGCGGTTGGCACCGGCCACCATAAACGCCCAGTCATGTTCCTGAGTGTAGATATCGGTCCAGTGGCGCGTCGGGATGTTCAGCTTCTGCCGAATGAAGTCGATCTGCTGCGGGAACGGCACCGAGCCATAGGACACGCTGGGCATCAGGTTTGCTCCTCAACCACTTCGTTACGGCCTGCCAGAAAGGCTGCCGATCCGGCCTGTGCCATGGCAGCCGCGTACTGGTCCAGCGTCATGGCCGGGTACAGCTCCAGCAAACGATCGCGCAGCTCTTCCAAACTCTGCACCTGGTCAGCCAAGTCACGGACCTGATTGACCCAGGCGCTGACACTGGGCGCCATGGCTCTGTGCGTCGCACTCATCATCTGTGCCGGCGGTTGGCCAACGGCCTCGGCAAAGCTTGCGGGCAGTTGGGCTGGCTGTGGCGGTACCGGTGGGGTATCGGGTTGGTCCTCAACCCAGCCCTCGCCGTAGTTGTCCTGGATATACCCCAACGTCGGCTTGAAGCCCATGCTTTTAACGATGTTGTCCCGCTCCGCTCGCTGGTTGAGATCTTCATCCTGAGCCACCTTGCGATACACCCGTGGTAAAGCCGCGCCCGGAAAGTTCCACTCGGTCAGCCAGCGTGCAATAGTGCGGTTAAAGGACTCACACACCAAATCGGCATCGGCTTTAACCAGGTCATCACGCACATCACCTTGCAGGTCATCATTGCCCAACCGGCCCGGCGTACCTTCTGAACTGGCCACCTGACCCATGACGACCTTGGCAATGGCGCGATCCATACGGTCCACCAGTGACACATAATCCGCAGACCCGCTGCGGGCCGCTTCCAGCAGCTCAATCTGCATGCCCTCAGGCACGATCAGGCCAGAGTCGGTATTGATGGCGGAAAGCGCCTGCAGCAGCCGGTTCTTTTCCTCGGGGAGTGCGTTGCTGCCATAGGTCCCTTTGGCGGTTGGCTGGCCGAATTTCTCCAGAAAGATCAGCCAGAACTTGATGCCGTTACGCTTGAACAACACCGGCCAGTACAGCCAATGGGCCAACCCCAGACCATAGGGTTCATCGTCATGGTCGGCGCCTGTGCTGAAAGCCCAGAACTTGCGATCGGGCAGCAGCTCGCCTTCCGGGTTGCTGTAGGTCTTCATGCGCAGCCGCATGGCACCATCAAAGCCGAAGCGCTGGCGATCGCGCACCTTGATGGCATCCAGGGTAATGAACCGGCCATCGCGTGCCCAAAGAGCTTCTGCCACAGCAAAGCCATAGAACACCCCGAACATCATCTTACCGGTGACGCGGTCCCAGCCAATATGATTCAGTTGCTCCGTCAGGAAGTCCGCTGCCGCCTGGTCACGCTTGGTCTTGCCTCCGGGCTCAACACCCCATTCCTTACTGGTAATGGCCAACTGACGCTGCTGGAACACGCCTGCAACCTGGTCATCACGCAGCACCTGGCGATAGATCTCATAATCACCGGCGCCTCTCAGTCGCAGGATTGAATCAGAGGTTGGTTGTATCTGCATGGGGTCAACGTAACCCCTTGTGATATCCCTGCCATCAAAAGTGGTCGCAATTTCGCGCATTTCAGGGCGGGCGCTGCGCCGTGCTGTATCGGCAAAACTGGCCGGCAGGTAGAGGCCGCTCTTTGTCTGCTGCATATCAGAATCCTCCGAAGTCGTTGCCGCCACCGATAGTGCCGAAGCCGGTATCGGTGACGATCACGCCACGGTTGAAGTTATCGTCATTAAGGGACACGCGGCGGCCAGTGGACTGGAATTCAATTTCAATATGGTTGTGGTTCAGGGCGGCGAAGTTCATTAAGGCTCCAGCAATGGCACTATCACCATGGCGTATCAACTCTGCATCTTTCAGATCTCTTCGTTCCAATCTAGGAACCATTGGTATGCCATCAATAAACTCAACAGCCCTGTGGTCATCTTCGATTGAGATATCGCGAGGCATTGTGATAAAGCCGTCTTCAAACAGGGATATGTATTTCCCCATCCATTCGCCGTACCAAGAACGGGAAAGGGTGACCTCGTGTACCGGGCCACCTAAATACCGCCCTGTCTTCTGATCCAATATGGCACGCCCATATCGATCGCCGGTGTACTCCATCAGTGTCTGACCTGGGCCTGTTGCGTCGCCAGCAAAGGTCCAGTTACTGAGCAAATCCAGCAAAGCCCATAGGATTTGCTCCTGTTGTCGAGTCGGGGCATTGGCAAGCTCAATCTCAAATGGCAAATCACGATGCAGAGTCTGGGTAATTCGTGCGGGTCGAATAGAAGAAAAATGACGGTGGCGAGCAAAGTCCATTCCTATTGCCCAGCGTCCAGTGAATCCCTCAGATGCTGTTTGGATGGCTGGCACTAGGTGTTTTTGTATCCACGCAGCGCACCATGATTCACGTTCCTGTTCTGGCCGATTTGGGAAGTCGTCATCGAATACAATGCGTAATATTGGCCTAACCTCGGGCATGGCCCGTTCAATCCACACACCAGGAATAGCAGAACCATCCCCATCACGAGGAATTACATCAAGCTCTTCACGCATGGCTGCCTTGCGTGGGCCATAAGCTGAGCGGATCGCTTCGTACCAGCTACGTTTGCCCTCTGTCGTTGCTTCTTTACCCGCCATGTAGCAGACACGCTCATACAAGCCATTAGCAACCGCATCATCAAAGGTCATCCGTTTCACCGCTGCTTTTTTCCCGTAACGGCCAGCCCGTACATCTTGAACCAGCTGGTTGAACGGGTTTTTCTTGCCTCGGTGGGTAGACCACACAACGATGCTTCCACCCCAGATCAATAGTGCCGTTGCTGATTCAAGAACATGAGAGACGTTTTTATGCAGCGCAGCCTCATCGATCCTGACCTTGCCCTGCAGGCCATGAATATTCTCAGGGCGTGACGACAGTGCGGTAACACGAAAGCCGCTGGCAAAGCGCACACGAAACGCCTGGATCTGGCGGCTAGAACCATCCGGCAGCTGATCTTCGAAGATGTGCTGTTCTATATGTGTCGCCTGGCCCCGTGCAATGATCTGCGCGAACTTGCCGGTGTAACCGATGAACTCAAGCCCTTTTTCACGGGTATCCGCCATGTACCAGATATTGTCGCCACCTGCCTCTTTAGCAGTTGCTGCCGTAATGGTATCGGTTAGGGCTTGCGCGAAGGTAATACCAGTTCGGCGGCCTTTTTCACCTACAGCGATATCCAAACCCTGCTGCATCTGAATCCATTCCGACTGGTGCTTCATCAAGACACCTTCGGCTAGTGGGTTGAAGTCGGCAGGGATGCTTTTAACGCTATCGGGTAGTTCGTCCCAATCGATCAGGCGCTCTGTATCAGGTAGAGGTGCGGGAACTCCCATCATTACATCCCCATCAGAACTTGTTCACGCCAGAACTTGGCATCTTCAGCTGTGAGTCCACGGGCCTGGGCGGCAGAGTCAACACGCTTAGCCGCTTCTTCCAAAGCTTCTCTGCGTGCCTGAGCTGCAATATCTTCCTGGTACTTCTTCAGCGTCACACTTGAGCGTGTCAGGGTGGCGATGTTTTTGGCCGCATCCGACAGCAGGCCGATCCGCTGCGCGATATCGACCTCTTCAGCGTCAGCTTCTTGCAGTGACATGATCGATTCGAACAGCTCAGACTGGATCATGGCTGTCAGTGCTTCAGAACGGGCGTCTTCACGGTCACCGGCATGGGCACGGATGATCTTGGCCGCTTCAGTGCTGGCCCGAATGGCGGATAAGCGCTTCTCCAGCTTCTGGCCGTAACGGTGCACAGCGCTTCGGCTGGGTAACTCTTCGGCATGTTCTGGAAACCGGCCCTGCAGGTCAGCGATCAGTTCATCCAGTGTCATGCGGTCTTCGACCAGACGCTGCTCAATGTGGCGCTTCACCTCATCGGGCAGGCGTGCGATGGATGAGCGCCCCGGTCGAGCGATCAACGGCATGGATTCGTCGTGCTCACTCATCCTGCGCACCTCACCAGTACTTCTCAGGGCGGGCGATGCCTGGGCGGCAGTCGACCGTGTATTCGGCGATATCGGTGCCGAGGCTGGTCAGGTCGCAATGCCAGCGGCCGTCCGGTTTCTTGTCGACATCAACCATTTTGCGATCGAACAGGTAATCGATCTCTTTGCGCAGCTCCAGCGGTGTGGCATCCGGGTATTCACTGCGCACCACCGACAGCACCAGGTGCTCGAAGGCACCGATCGGGCGTGCGTTGTTCAGCGTCAGCAGAATCAGCCAGCGCATGGACTCACGGCGTACACGTTCCATATCAATTTGCTGCATTTTGACCTCCTACCAGCCCATGCAACGGTGTGGTTTGCAGCCTGCTCGCCAGACTGTCCAGCTTTGCTTCCAAACGGCTTTGCCCCCGAATGTAGTCTTCATTGCGCACGTACTTTTCGGGCAGCTGAGCCCGCAGCTCCATCAGGTCACGTTCTACCTTGGTGACAGCCTGATGGTTGCGTTGCTCGCTTTCTTCGATTCGGTTCAATCGTTGATTCAGCGCCTCGAACTTGCTATCGAGCTGCTGTGTAAAGAGCCGTCCTACATACTTGGCCAGCGCCCAGTAGCCCCCGATCAACGTGAGCACGACAGCCACCAGGCTGATCACATCCCGCAGCTCAATTGCCTCCATCTTCATCTCCCTGTAAGCGGTGTATCAGTTCAAACACACGGCCCGCGCAGAGGCCGTACTGGTCATATAAAATCTTCAACGCGATTGCAGCCGCGTCGGGGCTGCCATCGCCCGGTTCAATCGGTGGTGGGCACGGTACCGTCAAGACCGCTGGCTGCGGCTTTGGCGGCGCGGTTACGGGCGTCGGTGAGTTCGCGCATGACGCGGTCGTCGAAGCGGCAATCAGCACGCAGAGCAGCCGTTTCATGCAGCACCTCCTTGAGTGTTTGTGTGGTCGAGTCGTCGTGGGTTTGGCGCTGTGCAATCAGGCGGTTAAGCCGCTCGCTGGCGGCATTGGCTTCCCGTACCTGCTGTGCGTGTTGTTCAAGCAGCGATGTGAAGCTGGCGACCGTCTGGCTGTCGGTGGCGGCCTGAACGGCAAGCGCCCCGTGATCTCGCCCCACCCAGTAGCCTCCCGCCGCACCTGTAATCAGGGCGGCAAGGGCCAGTGAGACTGTCTTGGCGCTGGGCATCAGCATGATCCAGTCCCCCAGCCCGCGGCCTTGTAGAGTGGTTCCCAGCGCAGAAGAATCAGGCGCACATACTGGCGGTTTTCCTTGCGCGCCCAATCGGCTCGGCGGGTGTGGTACTCAACGCTGTCGAACCACATGGCAGGATCGCCCCCCTCAGCCGACGCCAGGCGTTGATCGCGTTGTACCCAGCCGAAGCCGCCGTTATAACCACTCAGCATCATGGCAATGGCGTTGCACTCATCTGCAGCCTGCACCCTGACGTAGATCCAGCGGTCGTAAATCACCAATGCACGCAACGCCCAGCCGGGGTTCATCGGCTGATGGCTGCCCAGCGCATCGGGGTAGAGTTCGGCCATCCATGCTGAGGTGCCCGGCATAAACTGCGCCATGCCCCGAGCACCCACCGGGCTGACTGCATCAGGCATCCAACGGGACTCTTGATGAATCTGTGCGGCAAAGGTCGCAATGGGCGCGTTCAGCCCCCAATACGCATGAGCACTGCGGATCAGCGTGCGTTGGTACTGCTTGGCAGCCGCCGGAATGGTGGATGCCTCGGCAGGCTGGCAGCTAACGATCAAGACCAGCAAAGCCAGAATGGACAGCGCCCAGGCCGGCGCTTCGACGTTGCCCCAGACTTTTGCAAGCCAGTCCATGGTCACAGCCCCAGCGTCAGGCCCAGCACACAGGCCAGGACGATCAAGGCGCGGCGGATAGACAGCACTCCGGCAATCATTCCCAGCTTCACGCAAAAATCAAAATCTCGGCTTTTGCCCGCTCTGGTCGCTTCTTCAAAGGTCTTATGTGGCCGTGCATACGGAAACAACGTTCGATCCAGCCAATAACCCAGCACGGCCGCAATGGTGACCAGCGCGATCTTGTACAGCACCACCGGCAGCTGCTGCGGGCTGATCAGAGCAATCCCGGCCAACAGCACAACGCTGACGAGCAGCCAGAAGGCCAGGCGAGGAATGGGAAGTTTGGAGAGCAGGTTTTGCAGCATGTCGGCGTCCTCTGACTGTTGTGGGTACAGTCAGAGCATGACGCCGATCAGGTGGGGAGTAATTTGAACAGGGGCAAAATCAGTTCAGCGGTGTGGCTGGCATGCTGGGCGGACTGAAGATAACCAGGAGCATGCCGCCGTGAGACAAAACAAACCCAGCGAGCAAGAGCAAACAGACAGAGATGCCGCGAAAGCTGCATTACACCAGCTGATTGATGATCTGCCTTTCACGGCAGATGACCTGGTGTTCATCACGGTCATTGTGAACGGCTTTTGGTCTGTGCCGCCAGCTGCTCTCTTTCAGCAGCTGCGCGACAGACATGAGCAACCAACACCGACATCCAGTAAGCGCACCGTTGGCGACATGCTGGACTTCTTCGCCGCCAACTGTGCAGACAAGCCGTCAGCCCTTAAGGCAATCAATCAGGCGCGGGCTCATTACGGCTATACACCAGTCGGGGCGCCCACCGAGGACGCGGTGGCGGGTGATCCTTCAGCACATCCTGCAGACGAAGCAGCGGCATCTGAGTCCCCAGGCGAACGTCTTCCTGTTTCAAAGCGTGTTCGAGCCTGGCTAGCAAGTCTTTTTTGTTAAGCAGGCCAGACGCCACAAGGCTTTGCACGACCAGCTCCTGCGCCTGCATTACGCCTTCCGTAACGGTTTGCAGCAGCTCTAGCTGGTCGTTGTAGTCATCATCCATTTTTATTCAACCTCCTTATTGTGAATTTCGGCTTTGCTCCAAGAACGCGTTCAAACCAAATTTTTCGCCATTCAAAGTGAAATCCATAAAAAACCGCGATGGCTTCTCATATTTGCCACTCGAAAACCTCAGCACTTCGCCGGCACATGTGGCGGTAGATCTAACATCAGCATTGAAGCCGTTTTTGACAGTGAAATTAGAAACCAAAATTTTGAAGCGCATCATCTGGCTGCTCAGAATTTTTTCATCAGGGATTTCTTCAAGCTCTAACAATTCCGCTTCAGCCGTACGGAGATTCCAGCCTGCATACTTGGCCCAGGAGTCAAGCTCAACAGCCAGCTCCTCCAAGCATGCGTCAAGCAAAACCTGCTCGGAAGACTTCTCAGCAATACAGCCAGACAAAAGAGTTAGCAGTAATGCCGTTGAAAGCACCCGTCTCATATTCCCTCCTTAGATCTCTAAATATCTAAAACTAAAAGACGTAGCGTGCCGTCCAGCTGCATTGGCAACGCAAATGATCACAGGGCGGCATCTGACGCATGACTTCCAGGGTTGGTTTAAGCGTATCCCCATCACATCGACCACAAGGTGCAGGCTCTGGGCCGCCGAAGCCAACGGCCACCTCTATCACACTGTCTGGCGTGTCTTTCAGCACCACACGGACCTCCCCCCGCCGCATCAACTTGTGAGCTGAAAACATCAACCAGGTTACGAGTGTATCGAGAATATCCCGCTCATCCGGTTCAACACCTTCTGAAACCAACAACTCCCTGCAACGGGGCCAATCCCACTCTTCGTTACCAAGCACGGCTTCAAGGCGCTTTATCCAAACACGATGATCAGCGGATTCATTGTGGAGTGATATGACCTCGTCACGCAGTTTACGCTTGGTCTCTACAGACATCTGCATCTCTCTCAGAGCCTGCTCCAATGGGACGCGTACAAATACATCAGGGATAGCGGGTAGGTTAAAACTCATGCGCACCTCCTTGTGTTTTCAGTTCGGACATGACTGTTTCAGCAACTGCCACAGCAACAAAATTGCCTCAGGCGTCAGCACCAAATGGCAGTGACAATCACCACCCACCACAAAATTGTTGTCGCCCACCACGCGGATATCCATCTACAACTCCCTTGTTACTTCTCATAGTAATCCTTGCCAGCTACGCGGTTTCCAGTGCCAGATACAGTGATGCTGTTCCCATCATTGCTTGCCGCTGCACCACCAGCGGTTAGCGCACCAAGTACAGCAGCCTTAACTTGGAGAGATGCGACTCGGAATAGAGCGAGTAACTCCGCCTCATCATGGTGCAACGGCTCCTGAATCAGCCCAGCCAGCGCCGACCCATCACCCAGCTCGGCTGCGTGCAGAATCTGCTGTAGTAAACGTCGCTGCTCATCACTCAATTCCGGTAGATTTGCCTTTTCCGTCGCCATCGTTACAGCATCCAAGCGGCGATGCAGCTCAATTTCACCATCCGATTGGAACATCGGCCCTTCTCCAGTTGCTAACCAGTCACCGCGTATATGCAGCTTCTTGACTAGCACTTCAGCCTCTTCTCTCGAAAATTTTTTGGCATCACCACCAGCCAAGCGCTTTACGCGCTGGAGTGGCACGCCTAGCAATTCTGCGAGCTCTTTCTGCTTAAGGGCGCACTCTTTCAATATCTGCTTTGTAAGTACGGAAATCATAATCAGCCTTGACAGGTACGGAAAACGTACCTATATTTAATTCACACACACGCACTACCGGCCACACACCGGGATACACACAAACAGGAGCACGCATCATGTCTCTACGTACCCCAGACGAAGTCCGCGCCGAGTTTAAGCGCAAGGGCGTCTCAATCAGCCAATGGGCTGCTGCCAACGGTTTTACCGTCAACATGGTTTTCGAAGTACTCGCCGGCCGCAAGAAAGGTGTTCGCGGCCAGTCTCACCGGATCGCCGTCAAGCTCGGCCTCAAAGAGGGCGATGTTGTCGAAGAAGCCGATATCGCCAACGCGCTGCAGCGCAAGTCAGCATAAGCACAGGCACCGCCATGGACCTCAATCAGCACGAAAGCGCCATGCTACTGCATCTGATCGACCAGTGGCCCCGGCCAGCCTGCTTATGGGAGGCCATTAAAGGTAACGCCGGTGTTGCCAATAGCCATAGCGGCGAAACGCTATTCAGCCTGCAAGACAAGCGACTGATCCGCGTCTACCGCCTGGTTTACCTGCGCCTGACCCAGCAGGGCACCACCCAAGCCTGCCAGCTGCTGAGCCAGATCCAAACACTCAACTAAGGACAACAGCCATGAGCCAGATCACCCTCAATATTCCCAATCCGCTGGCCGCCCGCGAGAGTCTGTTTCTCTCCACCGACGGCGAACCCTTTACCACCAGTCGCGCCGTTGCCGAGCGTTACGGTAAACGACATGCTGATGTCCTCAGGGTTATCGGAAATATCCTGTCCAAGCCGACAGACCCGGAGTTTAACGAACGCAACTTTGCGTTCGTTACCTACCCTGACCGAAAGGGCGAGGAACGCCCAGAATACCGCATGACCCATGACGGCTTTGCATTCCTTGCCAGCAAGCTCACAGGCAAAAAAGCTGATGCCTGGATGATCGCCTTCATCCGCGCCTTCAACACCCTTGAAGCCGAACTCCGCGCCAAAGAAGCCCGCTTCGCCCATGCCCTGGACCAGATCCGCCCGACACTGCGCCCGGTGGTTGAATGCACCGAGCAAGGGCAGAGCCGTGCCGAGATTGCCCAGCAGGTCAACCGGACACCCGCAACGATCACCCGCACCCGCAACAAGGCCCGTACCCTCGGCCTGCTGCCGCAACTGCATTGAGGAGCCGAATCATGACCAGCACCGCCACTCTTAGAGAGCAGTCCCGCCAGTTCACGGAGCGCTGCACCCACATAGTCGGACTCATGAATCATCTGAATCAGCTTCAGGATCTGGGCTATCTGACTTACCACCTTGATACATCCGAGGAGTCCACCCCCTGTTTTCACGTGCAGTTAACAAGCGTTCCACCGGATACCCGAAACATCACGACTGACTACCGTCCGTATCAACAAATCCAGGCGATTGGCGTAGAGGCGCTACGTTCGATAGCGCGTGCTGCCGGATTACATCGCTTGCCTCATGGGGCGCGCGGATCAGCACTCCGCCAAGTAATTCAAGCGCATCCTGCTCAACGGCAACCGTCATCGGATGCTGATCAGGCTGCTCAATGAGCGTGCTGATGTCATCCATCAGATCCGGCAAGTCGATCACCTGCTCATCCGACAGGCGCTTGACCAGCACACCAAACAGGTTGTGCAAGCCGGCAAAGGCAGCAGCAAGCTCTTCTCGGTCCATAACGATTGATTGGCTCATGAGTCCGTCCTCGTTTGTGAATGTACCGGAGAGCCTAGCGGATTTGAAACACTTTTACCTATAGCAAAAACAAGGCTTTTTTATCCGGCCTTACAACCAACAACAGAGGACGCCACCCAATGACACGGCGCAATTGGAAAAGCTGGGTACCGCACTCACCCTCTGAAGCGATGGAGGGCTGCGTTGAGCTGGCTTTCATCAAAGATAAGAACCGCGGCCTCAAACGCATCGCGTGTGACTTTTTGGGCCAGCACGATGCCGGGCCTTTGTATAAATGGATGAGCAACGGCCGCTTGCCGCTCTGCCTGATTTTGCCGATGGAGAAAGCCTGCGGTGCACCGCTAATCACACGCTACCTGGCCGCTGCCAACGGCAAGATGCTGGTTGATATACCCACTGGACGCAACTGTAAGGCCAAAGATGTTCAGCAGCTACAAACCGTGCTGAACGATGCAGTAGGGGCTCTGTTGGCGTTCAGTGATGGCCAGCAGGACGCCAACCAAACGCTGGACCTTTTGCGCACAGGCCTGGAGTCGCTGGCTTGGCACCACGGGAATGTTCAGCAGCACGCACAGCCACAATTGGAGTTTTAACGATGACTACTGACCATGCGCCTGCATCAAGCCGCGTCAGCTCAAGCGGCGTTAAGTGCTTGAGAGTGTTGTTTGCCCTCAGCGGGCACAGCCTCACCGGGTTGAGCAATAGCGAGCTGAGCAAGGCCCTGAACGAGAGCCCGGCAACCATAAACCGCTGTCTGAATACGCTGATTGCAGAAGGTGCAGCCATCAAGCTGGACTCTGGTCGCTTCGCCCCCGGTATTCGCGTGTTGCAGATGGCAACCCGGCACACTCAAGAGTTCAGCAAAGCCCGCGCCCGTATGGACGAAATTGACCAACGGCTGCTGGCCGGCGCAAATCTGTAATAAGGAGCAATAGATGTCACGCACACCGGAAATTATCGACGCGCCGACTGAAGAGCAGGTTGACTGGGTTGGCGGCGCAATAAACCAGGCTGCAAGCCACTCGACAGAGATCATGGAGCAGTTTGGTGATGGCCTGCCGTTCGATCAGTACCGCTATGAGGACAAAATTCGCGGACACCTGTCGCGTAGCGCCGAGGAAATGCTGGCTGCTGGCCGTGCCCTGGTTGTTGTTCGCGAGCATGTCGAGCACGGCCAATGGGTCGACTTTCTATCCAGGGTCGGACTGGAACCGAGAGTGGCGCAGCGAATGGCGCAAGCCGCAATCAAATTCCCAAATGCGTCGGCGCCGACGCATTTGATCAAGGCCGCGGGTAATAAAACCAAGCTGTTCGAGCTGATGGTGCTGGATGACGAAGAGCTGGAAGTCCTTAACGAGGGCGGCACCGTTGCGGGTTTACAGCTCGATGACATCGACCGTATGACTTCCCGCGAACTCCGCCGCGCCCTCAGAGACGCCCGCGAAAACGCCGATGCCAAGGGCAAGGTGCTGGCCGATAAGAACACCAAAATTGATGAGTTAGATGCTGAGTTAACCGCCCTCAAAAAGCGCCGCGCCAAGGCCGAGGTAGAAACGCTGCCACCTGATGAGGTAGCCGCCGCTCTGATGCAACAAGCCACCGCTTTCGCCCATGAAGCATTGGGCGTTATCAACGGTAGTCTGCTACCGGCCTTTCGCGCTTTGGATAGCCATGACCAAACCCACGGCAGTCGCCACAACGTGATGATGGCCGGGTTGGTGGCGCAGCTGGAAGTGCGCCTGGGTGAGTTACGTGCTGACTTTAATCTTCCCCGCCACTTGGATGGTGATACCACCCCAGACTGGATGCGTGACGATGCGGATCAGGTCATTGCGGATGCTATCCGACAGGCCGAGGAGCGCTGACCATGAGCATCCTGACCGAACAACTGGTGATGATTGCTCAGCAATCCCGCGAAGTGCCTCACGGTCAGAAAACCCCTTTTTATGACCATTGGGCTGCACAACTGAACATGTCGCGATCCACGCTGTTGAAGAAACTGAAAGGTGTTGCCATGAGCAAAGCACGCAAGCGTCGTTCTGATGCAGGCAAATGTAGCCTTGAAGAGAGCGAAGCCCAGCATTTATCCGCTGTGCTGATAGAAATGATTCGCCGTAATGATAAGCGCAATGGAACGGTAAAAGCCGTGGTAGAAATGCTGCGGGCGAATGGGGCTATTCGTGCTGTCCGGGTCGATAAAGAAACAGGTGAAGAGATTCCCCTCAGTGATGAGGCCATCACCCGTGCACTGCGCAACTATGGCCTGCACCCCGACCAGCTGCTGCGCCCCACACCTGCAACCCCCTTGGCCAGCGCTCACCCGAACCATGTTTGGCAGGTAGATGCGTCTATCAGCGCCCAGTTCTACATGGATACCCAAGGCTCACAGCCGATTGATCCGGCCAAATACTACGATGGCAAGCCTGAAAACCTGAAAAAGATCGAACGCAAGCGTCTGTGGCGTTACGTGATCACCGATCACACCAGTGGCACGCTGTATGTCGAATATGTACTGGGTGCAGAGACAGCTGAAAATCTGATCAATGTGTTTATCAATGCCATGCAGAAGCGGCCTGGCGACCCTTTCCATGGTGTTCCGATCGTGATGATGACCGACCCCGGTGCAGCGATGAAGTCGGCCATGTTCCGCAATCTGTGCCGTGCGTTGAGTGTGGACCTAATCATCAACGAGGTGGGTAATGCCCGTGCCAAAGGCCAGGTTGAACAGGCTCATAATCTGGTGGAGAAGCTGTTCGAGAGCAGCCTGGCGATCCAGAAGGCTAACAGCCTGGAAGAGATCAATCAGTTGGCCTGGCGCTGGATGCGCTACTTCAACGCCTCAGCGATCCATACCCGTACCGGGATGTCACGCTACTCCAAGTGGCTTGAAATTCAGCCGGATCAATTGCGCTTGGCACCCGGTATTGGGCTGTGCCGCGAGCTGGCTGTAAGTAACCCAGAATCCCGCGTAGTTGATAACTATCAGCAGATCTCTTACCGGGGCCAACAGTTTGATGTGTCCACTGTTCCGGATATTGGTGTGGGCCAGGAGCTGCTGGTAGTACGGAACCCCTGGCGCGATGAAGACACAGCGCAGATAGTGCTGCGCGATGAGCATGGTCGCGAGGTGTTCCACCTGGTGGAGGCAGTACAGCGTGATAACCATGGCTTTAGCGCCAACGCCGCGATGATTGGCAGCGAGTACAAGCGCCACAGTACGACCAGCGCTGAGCTGAAGAAACAGAAGCTGGAGCAACTCGCCACCGGCACCACTTCGATTGCCGAATCGGAGGCTGCCCGCAAAGCCAAGAGTCGGGTGTTTGCCGACATTAACCCGCATGCGCATGTTGAGGCCTACAAGCCGACCGACTTTGTGCCCAAGCGCGGCACTGTGCTGGATGTACCAACACCCCGGTTGGTTACTAAGCCCCTGACACACGTTGAGGCAGCCAAGCTGTTGCGTGAACGGATGGGCAAGTTTTGGAGAGGGGCTGAGCATTTTGCCTGGTTAAAGAGCAATTACCCGGATGGCGTACCCAGCGAGGTATTAGACAACATTGAAGCTCAGCTGCGTCGTCCAAAGGCAGTACTAAAAGTTGTGGGAGCTGAATGATGACGCTGAGGTTGAAAAAAACACTGACGCACATTGGCAAAACACAGACTGACTTGGCGCGGGCCCTGAATCTGAGCCCCGCAACCATTGCCCAGTTAATAAACCATGACCACTGGCCTAAGTCGATTGCCTGTGAGGTTCTGAAACAACGCATCAAGACGTTCTTGGAAGAGTGCGGTGCTGAAGACAACGCCATCAGCACCGCTTTCGAGTTCGAGGGGCTGCCACCAACAGCCTCTCAAAATACAGCCATGTCCCAGGAGGACAACGATATGCTACTACGTAAACAACGCCTGACACCAGATGCCAAAAAAGCCTTCGGGATTTTCCGTGAACCGTTTGATGAGCTGTCTTCCCCAGATGAAATGTGGATCAGCCCTGATATTCGTTATGTTCGCGAGTCTATGCTCCAGACCGCACGGCACGGCGGCTTTATTGCCGTTATTGGTGAGTCCGGCTCTGGTAAAAGCACGCTGCGTCGAGATTTGGTACAGCGCATTCAGGATGAGTCACACCCAGTGATTCTGGTAGAGCCATACACGGTTGAGGCCGAAGATTCGGACATTAAGGGTAAGCGCTTCAAGAGCAGTGATATCACCGCGGCATTATTGGCAGCTGTTGCGCCAACCGAAAAGCCGAGGATCAACCCGCAGGCCCGTTTTGCACAGTTGCACAGGGCACTGAAAGAAAGCCACGCGGCCGGGTATCGCCATTGCGTTGTGATCGAAGAGGCACACTGCCTTCCTGTGCCAACACTCAAGCATCTTAAACGCATACTGGAACTGGAGGTTGGGTTCACTAAGCTGGTCTCCGTCATTCTGATCGGGCAAACCGAACTGGCGGATAAGCTCAGCGTGCACCGTATGGATGTGCGTGAGGTGGTTCAGCGCTGCGAACTGGTTACGCTGAACCCTATAGATCCCGCTGATCTGGAAGATTTCCTGACTTTTCGTTTCAACAAGGCTGGCTGCCAGTCACCGGACTTCCTGAATGAGTCTGCTATTCCGGCATTGATACAGCGCCTGCAGCTGCCTGATCGGAAGCGTGAAGCACGTATTTCCAACCTCCACCCGCTAGCTATTGGCAACTTGGTCACCGCAGCCATGAATCTGGCCGTCGAGATTGGGGTGCCTGTGGTTGATGCCGAAGTGATTAACGGAGTGAGCTGACATGTCAAACAAGAAGGATCTGCAAAACCAGCTGATTACTGAGCAGCTGGCCAAAACTCAACTGGCTGTTAATCAGCTGAAAGCGCTGAATCTGACAGTGGTGAGCATCGATAAAATTGGTGAGCGCCCGTGCATCCGCATTATGCCTGGTTATGGCTGCCAGCATCTCGAATCAGCCTGGACCCGGCGCTCTATCGTGAATGGCCGCCGCAGTGTCGAGAAGGTAGCGCTTCTGGCCGACTGCCAGATCAGCTGGGAGGTGCATGCGTGAGCTATTACATCATCAATCTGGCACAGACCCGCATGCAACAGCAGCTGGTGTTTTGGGGCGTAGGCAGCGAGCCAGACACCACAGACCCGCGCCGGGCCCTGATCGTCAACGAGGAGTACCTCAACCGTAACCTGGATCGCTACGACAACGGCCGTACCACCCGCGCCATATTAACCCGCGTTGTTGAGAGCTACACCGGCGACTGGCGCGAGCTGGTCGGCTGGCCGGTACCGGAACACGAATTGGAACAGACAGGAGATGCCGCATGAACCACGCCGTACAGCAACACATACCCGAGGGGTACATGAAAAACAGCGCCGGCCACCTGGTGCCGGTCGAAACCATCAGCGATATCGACATGGTGCGCCATGAGCTGGTGCACGAAATCACCCGCAAGGCGCTGGAACTGCAGCAGGCAATGCGCGACTTCAAGATGAACACCTTGGGCGATGTGGAAGCCTTTATCGACCTGTCCGCCGAGAAGTATGGCGTCCAGATCGGGGGCAAGAAGGGCAACGTCACCCTGGTCAGCTTCGATGGCCGCTACAAGCTGCAGCGAGCCATTCAGGAAAGCATCAGCTTTGACGAACGCCTGCAGGCCGCCAAAGCCTTGATTGATCAGTGCATCCACCGCTGGGCCAAGGGCAGTGCCGCCGAGATCCGTGCGCTGGTGGAGCATGCCTTCCAGGTCGACAAGGAAGGCAACATCAGCACCGGCCGCGTGCTGGGCCTGCGTCGCCTGTCGATCGACGATGAACAGTGGAATCAGGCCATGACCGCCATTGCCGACAGCATCCAGATCACCGGCAGCCAGACCTACATCCGCCTGTATGAGCGTGTGGGTCAATCGGACCAGTGGCGCGCCATCCCGCTGGATCTGGCCAAGCTCTGAGGTGCCGCCATGGACATGACCACAACTGAACAACTGGCCCAGCAGGTGTCGTTCTTAGCCCAACTGACAGAGCAGCAGGCCCACTCAGCCATTCAAGCTGTGGGTAGCAGCATCCTGGTTGAGGTACGTCAGGGGCGAGCTGTCGAGCTGCAAGGCTTCGGCCTGTTCGACATGGCGCCGCGTAAGGATGGCAGCAACGGCATCCGGTTTCGTCAACACAACAACGTGCGGGAGGCACTGAACCCATGAGCATTCAACTGCCAGTGACTGAAAGCGAAGTCCATGAACTGCTTGCCTGGAGTGAGGAGCATGTAG